TTCGCGTTCCGGAATCCATCGAATGCCCACATCGTTCTGAACACCGATGCGAATGCTGTACTGCACATCATTTTTGAGAGGGGACTGAATCCCGATAGGCGGATTTGCCGACAAGTCACCGTAGTAGTCAACCACAATGTTTCTTGAAAATGCGGGTGTGCACCGCAACCCGGCAGGAATTTGGCGCTGCGTCAAGGGTAAGTCGCGTTTTGTGAAGTACACGTCATTCGTCGACTTGTACTGAATGACGTAGTTTTCCAGGTCGTAACCGCCGTCATATGTGGGAGGCGCCCATTCTAAAAAAATACGTCCATTGTTCCTTGCATTAATCGAGTACACGAAATCGGTACTGATGTTGGCAGTAAACGGGCCCGGAATGTCGCCGGGTTTCACTACGACCGGACCGTTGTAATCTGCCGGACCCACGTCATTCACTGCTGCTAATTGAAACTGGTAGTACACGCCGTTGGTTAGATTGGTTACGATGGTTGCCAGAACAGCAGCGGACACTTCTACCGGGTTGGTCCAAGGCGATGCTGGTTCGCGAATGGACGAGAGAATTGGAACCTTGTTCACAACGTCGATAGTAATTGACCGGTAGCGCAACAGGTAGTATAGAATGGGGTAACCTCCGTCGTACGGTTTTATCCAGTTCAGAACTGCAAACATGGAACCTCGACTGGCATAAATTTCAAACTGGGTGGAATCAAGCGTTGCCGGTTTCGTTCCTGGAAACGCGAATAACAGATTCGAATACTGTCCTAAACCAAAAGCGTTGATGGCTGCAACCCGAATTTGGTACTTTCCACCTTTGATAAGTTGGGTAATCAAGTAACTAATTTGACCGGTTTGGGCATTTACTGCAGAAGGCGTGTTTGACAGAATGAGCTCTTTGGTGATGTAGTTAACATCGTTGGTCAAAGAGTACTGAATGCGATAACTGGTAATGGCGTACCCGCCATCGCTCGGAGGAAACCATTGTACGAGGACGTTGATGTTTCCACTGGCATCAACGACGTTGAGTTGGCTAATATTGGTTGGACCCGGACTTGACATCGTATATATGATGTTAAATAAATATTAGTATTTTAAATAGTTACGTATTTTAAAATAATAAATAATAAATTGATAAGTAGACTCGTTATAACAACAATGACAAAGACAATGACGACGACAATGACGACGACAATGACGACGACAATCGAGCCCAAAAAACAGTCTTCAAGGTGCGACTATGAAGGGTGCAAAAATAAACGTGCAGCAATCATTGGCGACTGCTCATATTGTAGCATGAAGTACTGCACGCAGCACCGCCTTCCAGAATTTCACAAGTGCGACAATTTGGATGCGTGTTACAAAAAAGCCCAAAAAGAAAACAGCGATAGGTTGGCGTCTCAAGCTCTCAGCTTGGTGATGAAGGTTTAGGTGTAAAGAGGTAGGTAATATTTATTTTTTCTGTCGGCGTTTCGATTTCGATTTCGATTTCACTATACGACGACGATTACGACTACGAATATGACTATGTTTACGATATTTTGTTTTAGATACTTTAGTTTTACGAGTTCCTCCGTCCTTAATTTGCTCCGGCTCCAATCTATCCAAAAAAGTCCGAGCGGAAGGATGGTGATTATCTACTGCCATTTGTAAGAAGTTTTTAGCTTTATATATGTCCTTATTAACACACTCATCCCCATCATCCCCATGCATATACATGACTCCCAATGAATACTGAGCTCCCGCAGCAGCTTCACGTGTCCTTTTCGGTGTCCTTTCCGTAATATTCTGATTCGCTGCAAGAGTGTAGTATTTCACAGCATTTTCACAGTCTTTTTTATATTGTTCCATATTACTATCCCTGTATTTTGCTAAATTGGCTCGGCCTTCAAATATATTAGCTAAATCGTGCTGAGCTTCTGAATGTCCAGCATCTGCCGCAAGCGTGTAGAGGTGTATAGCCGTCGACATATTCTTACCATAACCCCCACGACCATAACGATACTTTTCGGCTGTAGCATAATTTTTTGCGGCTTCTTCGGCGGCTCTGTTGTAATCCCATTCCCAATCACCGAACACCTTCTTACTTTCAGTATTCCATTTATCACTGTTTTTTTTAAATATTGGAAGTTTTAGAAGTTGGGTTTTAATTTGCATTTCATTTTCGTCTAACAACTTATAATATTCAGAAGGGTCGGTTGAAATTTTTTCACGTATCTCATCTACGATATCCTTGTTTATGTTCTCTTGCCTTTTCAAAAAGGGTTTAACCTTCGCTCTATAACAACCGCTACGGTATGCCATCATACTAAATAACACTGGCGCTTGATATTCATTTTCATTAACATTACCAAGAATGACTTTAATTCCAGGTGACCTAATAACATGTGTTTTAATGCTAGTAATATATGCGTTTGCTGCGTCAACTTGATTATTACCAGCTAGATAACTAGTTAACAAGGCATTTATAGCGTTAAGGCGAGCAGCGCATAACTGAACCCCATCATCGATGTCGTAAGTATAATCATAATCCATTAATTAATTTATTAATATATAATAATTACTTAAAATACTTTATTTTATTTTATTTATAACACAAAGTAACACCATTAAAATCACTAAAAACCATGAATCTGGAACTTTCAAAATTCGACATGCGGTCTATCAGTTTCAAACCGAACGAAAACAAGGGTCCGGTTATTGTTCTTATCGGGAGAAGAGACACGGGTAAAAGTTTTTTAATTCAAGACTTGATGTATTATCACCAGGACATTCCCATTGGAACCGTGATTTCTGGAACGGAGGCGGGAAACAACTTTTTCGGCGAACATGTGCCCAAGCTGTTCATTCACGACCAGTACAATACCGCAATTATCGAAAACATTTTAAAACGCCAAAAAGCTGTTTTAAAACAAATGAAAAAAGAAATTGAAACGTATAAAAAATCGTCGATTGACCCGCGCACGTTTGTTGTGCTGGACGACTGTTTGTATGACAACAAGTGGACCAAAGACATCATGATGCGTCTCCTGTTCATGAACGGACGTCACTGGAAGATTATGCTCGTGATTACGATGCAGTACCCGCTCGGTATTCCGCCCAACCTGCGTACCAACATTGATTACGTGTTTATTCTGCGCGAACCCTACATTGCCAACCGCAAGCGCATTTATGAAAACTACGCCGGCATGTTTCCGACATTTGAATCGTTTACGCAAGTCATGGACCAGTGTACCGAAAATTTCGAGTGCCTGGTTATCAACAACAACGTGAAGTCCAACAAGCTGCAGGACCAGATTTCGTGGTACAAGGCGCAACACCACGGGCCGTTCAAACTGGGGTCAAAAGAATTCTGGGACATTTCAAAGAACATGAACTCGGACGATGAGGAGGAAGTGTATGACCCTGCCAGTATCAAAAAGAAAGGTCAGGGACCGAAAATAAAAGTAAACAAAAACAAAACTGGCGGCGGTTGGTAATATGGTAATAAAATATGGTAATAAACCGATAACCAGCTAGTCTTCCTTCAGCTTATCGTCTCCCTTTTCTCCGGTTTCACGACGTTTCATTCTGTCCAAAATTTCAGAAGCACCGTAGTCGCCGCCAGTGGACGTTACAATGTTGTCCCCTTCAAAGAGCTCGCGCTTTACTTCGTCCACCGTGCTGTAAATATCGGACTCGTTCACTAACGCCACATTCACCAGTTCGCCATCCTTGTTCATGATTTGCGTCAACTTGTTTCCCGATTTTTCGGCGTTGCGTTTGTTCTCTTCCATGGCTTTTTGCTTGGTCTCCTTAATGCGCTTGTCGAACTCCAGTTTGGCCTTTTCTTCATTGGTCTTTTTCTCAGACATGAGCTGGTTCAGTGTTTCTTCCATGTACTCCACGCGGCCCGTCTTGTAAGCATCGGGATGAAACGGCATCCACATTCCAACCGGACCCACGTAAACGTCGTGGTTAGGGTCAACCTCGCGCAACATCTTGCACCGCAGTTCAGCTTCTTTTTGGGTGGGATACACGCCGCGAACTTTTATACCGCGAATCGAGGTTTGAAACTCGTGTTTTTCATTGAAGTCCGCTTCTAAACGCTCTTCATTGTTATCCACAAAAGTTTTAAATTCGTCTGCGATGCGTGTGTTTTCGAGGTCCGCTTTCTCCTCCTTGATAAAGGACTGCAAGTCCTCGTACAGCGAGTTGAATTCGACACCGTACTTGAATGCAATAAAGTTTAAAAACTGGGTGTATTTCTCCACGGACTTGTTGAAGTCCCACACCTTGATAAACTCTTTGAAAAAATAGTGCTCCTTTTGTTCCAGGATTTCTTCTGGAGAAACAAATGACAAACATGCAAACTTTTGACCGGCAATTGGTTTATCTTCTTCGAGTAAATCCACATATGCGCGGCTGGTTTTAGGAGTTACCCCTTTTGGAAAAGACGATGATGACATGAAGTGTTATATAAAAATACTTTGAACGTTAGGGTTTAAGTATTTTTACAAATACAAACAATACAAACAATACAACAAATACAAATAATACAAAAATTGAATACGTATGGTACACCACGCCCACAACGATTCATAAGGTTAAGGAATAACATTTAAAATCGAAATAAGGAACGAAACGAAGGAACCTATGGTACAAGTTATATTTTATACAATTATGATTGTGTTTTTTGTAGGTGCATCAGTGTTTGCATATTTTATAAAAACTAAGGATAGTAAACAAAAGTTATAACATTAAGCGGCGTTCGCTATTTTTTTTTCTTTTTTATAATTATAAAATATTTACAAATATTATAACCGCATTAAAACTACATCGTCATGTCAAACGTTTTTGATTTAGGAGAACTGGTGAAGCGTACTATTAAGTACTTGGTTGAAGGTGTTATGGTTGCAATTGCAGCATACGCCATTCCCAAGCGCTCGCTCAACCTGGATGAAGTTGCTCTTATTGCACTTACCGCAGCAGCAACCTTTAGCATTTTGGATACTTACATTCCCAGCATGGCTATTTCAGCCCGCACTGGTGCCGGCTTCGGTATCGGTGCCAACCTGGTCGGATTCCCCACCCCACTTAAACTTTAAACTCAAAAATAAATAAAAATACAGAATAAGACTTTTTAAAAATACAGAATAAGACTTTTTGAAGCTCGAAGTTATGCACTTATTCTATATTTGTTCATTGGTTTGTTTGTATTACAACTCCACGTCATATGTATAGTCGGAATCGTAGTTGTATTCAAAATTATCCGCAGCATTAATATTATTAACAGTATTAACAGGGTCGGTGTCAACTGGTTCATTGGTTTTATCGCATTGTTCATGTGCATATTTTTTTGCATCATCGTCGGTTGCCTCGACGTTGATGTTGCAAGTAAATGACAGTCCCATTCCGGACGGACCGCTTCCCATAAAATCCAAGTTTGACAACATTTGTTTCAAAAGGTTTACCTTTTGTTCATTGAAGAAAAAGGGTTCCACGTATGCACGGTCATACCCTACTAGTTCCATTTTTCGGTTCTGTCGTTCACTGTCCATAATTCTCATGTTCGCATGCGACGGATGAACAAATATGGTATCCATATCAACAATCGGTTTGGGCGAAACGTACAGTGTTAAATTTACTTTTGATGTTCCAAACAGTGACGTCATGAAACTGTATGCCTCAGACGGATAGTTGAACGACAAGGAAATCACTGGCCAAGATGCGGTGGCGGTGGCGGTAGCGGTGGCACTGGCAGAAGCGTCATGGTTATGTTTGTGCTTCTTTTTTTCATTTCGAACTGTTCGAGCATCGCGACTTTTATGGTGTTTTGTCGTTTCCGTTTCATAGCACGGTTGTCGAGTACCACAAAACAAGTACTTGCCGTAACGATATATAATATAAATACGCCAGTCGGTATCGTACT